CGGCGAGATTAGCCACCCGGGCTGAGAGCCAACACAAGTTGGTGCACCCGACCTTACTCAAGGGTCTCTTCTAATTGGTGCAACTCATTCACTTGGTGAATGAGAGGGCGCCTCGACTCCGCGACATTGCAGATCGGGCCTTACGCTCCAACACGACCAGTGTTGAAACTTCACTACGCCTTTCGGTGTAGGAGGACCGACGAAGCATAAGACGGAGCTTCTCCGACGTTGCCCGGGATGACTCGGCTCTTAACCGATCAATCTCAGGCAGGTTCGCCCAGATCCACGGCCCGGATTCCCATCCTGGCAGTAGGTCATGAGTGACCTCGTCAGCCAACTGGTCGTTGGCAAGGACATCAGCATTCATCCATCGCTCCTCAGGGAGCCATGGGACGAATGAAGCCTGTCCAATGTCACTACTATAGTAAAGACGTTGAGCACGCGCTGATCTCCTAGTGAATGTGGTTACCCGTTCCTCACGGGACCAGATCCTTATTAGGTCTGGAGTTAGCCTTTCATCCAACGGGAGACCCAAGGGGTTCCACCCCAACCCGTACGGTTCGGGCAGGGGCGCCACGAAATCAATCATGGCCCTCTGGCGAGGCCTTAACATAGTTAAGGCCCCGGGACCGATATTTCTGACAAAGTCCACGAAGGACTCATCAGAAACCCGGCCCTTCCACTTAAGTCCGTGCACCACAGCTTTCGTTGTGATGATCCTACCGAGGAACTCGGCGGTAGTGTTCGAATCGAGTGTCTTTGACAGCTCGATCTTAACACCCCAGGACTCCATTAGCTGCCTGTAGAGGCTAGCAACGTCTCGGTCCATGATGAAGATATCGTCCCCAACGATTCCGTAGGGGTATCTTCCATCAACTTTCGGCTTTCCTAGTGCTGCAAAGCAGTACTGTGCGACACTATGGTGCCACAGTGCAAATGCGGCGAATGTCGGATATAAACCGAGAGGAGAACCCACCGACCAATTTACACGGAAGAATTGCTCCTTCCTATTGGTCTGTGTGTACCAGTCTCCGCGACAACAGTCACGGAGAAATTGGATCCATCGGGTGCTGACTCCCAAATGACTCAGGAGTTCCAGCTGTAAATCTAATGGAGCACGATCTGTCGCATTAGACAAATCCATGCTCACAGCTGGGAGTCCTTGGGTGAGAAGGGACTGCGCGAACGCAATACCCGCCTCCTGGTCGAACGTAAAATCGTTCGGCACCCTCTTTAAGGCATCGAATAGTGCCGTGCCCAGTGGCTCCAATGCACACTGGTAAACACGGTACGGGTTCGCAGCAAACCGGAGTTTATATCCGGGTTCTGGAATGAGGCTAATGTTCCCCATCAGAGGACGCAAGTCCTCGTCTGTAGGAGGGCCTCCAGCCTTCCTCTCATCCTCGAGATTCAACTCGAGGTCTGGAACAATAGTACCCTCAATGCCCTTCACGACACCTGATAGGATGTCCCAATTTTGGACAGTCCACGTGGTTCGTCGGAGGAGAACGTTGACGGAGTCGATTACTCCCTCAACCTCAGGGACAGTAGTGAAGCCCTTTGGACTTCTACGTGAGGGACTGGCCTGATAATCAATCAGGGGTGATCCAGTTTCCTCCCGTACCCTTACGGGAACGTAGAAGGGACTCGCGTGAACCACCCTAAGCCCATCAACAAGGGCCTCGGGATTAACGGGTTCTCTGCGAATCGCAGAAATCGCCTTTTTCCACTGGCGTTCAGTTACCCTTAATTCAGGGTGTCGAAACTGAATACCGGTGTACACCATTACAGCATTCCAAGCTTTCCAGAAATTTCTTTCTGACAGCTGGAACAGAGCACGAAAAGGTCCTCTCGGGCCTTTAGGGCCGTAATGGATCCAAGAGTGATTTTTGACAGGGGGCTGTCCGGAGAAGTGGTGCAACAGGTTAAGCTTTATAGACTTAATCCTGTCAACCGTCCATTCTTCCCCTGATTCTTTAATCCATTTCTGGATTAAGCGTACCAGGTCCTGCGCCTGATTGGTTGTTAAACCAATCGCGCGTAGCCGCTGCAGCGATGCTTTGGTGTCGAACACCAGGTTATGCCCCTTTCTGGGTACTAACCAGCGAAGGCCGTTAGTGGCCAGGCGTCGACCAGACACCATTTGCGATGAGCCCCTCAAGAGGGGC